CGGCTGAATTAGCTGTTGGCTTTGGACGAAAGGTCCGTAACTTAGTAGGAAGTGAACAATATGCCAAAATTTTTCCAGATGTCAGTCTTAGGTCTGATTCTAAGGCTGCTGGTCGTTGGAGTACAAATAGTAATGGTGAATATTTTGCTATTGGTGTTGGAGGCACTGTCACGGGTAAGGGCGCAGATTTGCTCATTATTGACGACCCGCACTCAGAGCAAGAAGCCGCAATAGCAGCCACGAATCCTGAGGTCTACGATAAGGTCTATGAGTGGTACTCCTCTGGTCCACGTCAGCGTCTCCAGCCGGGTGGGTCCATTATTGTGGTGATGACTCGCTGGGCTAAGAAAGATTTAACGGGTAGAATTATTAAATCCTCTGTAGAAAAAGATGGGGATGTCTGGGAGACTATCGACTTTCCAGCAATACTACCTTCTGGGCGCGCACTTTGGCCTGAGTTTTGGGATATCAAAGAGTTGGAGGTTCTAAAAGAAGAACTGCCAATTTCCAAGTGGCAAGCACAGTACCAACAGCAGCCAACTTCAGAAGAAGGCGCATTAGTCAAAAGGGAGTGGTGGCGTATTTGGGAGCAAGACTACCCGCCACGGTGCGAATTTGTTATCCAGTCTTGGGATACTGCATTTACTAAAAACGAGCGTTCAGACTATTCAGCTTGCACTACATGGGGTGTTTTCTATAAAGATGAGAACGAGAATGACCCTAACATTATCTTGCTAGACGCTTATAAGGCACGACTAGAGTTCCCAGAGTTAAAGGAAAAAGCCTTTGATATGTACAGGGAATTTGCGCCAGATGCGTTTATCGTGGAAGGAAAGGCGTCAGGACTGCCGTTAATCGGCGAATTAAGAAGAATGGGTATTCCTGTATCCGAGTTTACCCCAACCCGTGGAAATGATAAAATCGCGAGATTGAACTCGGTAACAGATTTATTTGCGTCTGGCAAAGTATGGGCGCCAGAAAAAAGATGGGCAGAAGAAGTAATTGAAGAGATGGCTTCCTTCCCTAATTCGGACCACGATGACTTAGTAGACTCCTCTACACAAGCATTAATTCGATTTAGGCAGGGTGGTTTCATTCGATTGCCCAGTGATGAACCAGAAGAACCGCAGTATTTTAAATCCAAGCGTAATGCTGGATACTACTAATAGGAAATAATATGGCAATTGATAAAGCTCTCTACCAAGCACCCGAAGGCATTGATGCTTTGGCAGCCAAAGAACAACCACTAGAGATTGAGGTGGTAAATCCAGATGAAATGACCATTGGAATGGATGGATTAGAGATTACTTTAACGCCAGACGATGAAAAAACAGATGATTTCTATGCCAACCTAGCAGAAGAAATTGATGACCGCGCCCTTTCAAGCATGGCAAGCGAGCTTTTAGAGGGTTTTGAGGGTGATATAGCCTCTAGAAAAGACTGGATTCAGACTTATGTAGACGGATTAGAGCTATTAGGACTAAAGATTGAGGAAAGAAGTGAGCCATGGGAAGGTGCTTGCGGTGTTTATCACCCATTACTGTCCGAAGCATTGGTGAAATTCCAAGCAGAAACCATGATGTCTATCTTCCCAGCGTCTGGTCCAGTCAAAACACACGTCATTGGCAAGGAAACACCTGACAAAAAAGCTGCGGCGGAACGGGTTCAGGATGATATGAACTACGAACTGACCGAAGTCATGCAAGAATACCGTCCAGAAACCGAAAGAATGTTGTGGGGATTGGGTTTAGCGGGTAATGCGTTCAAAAAAGTCTATGAAGATGCACAATTAGGACGTCAAGTCTCTATGTACGTCCCAGCAGAAGACATGGTTGTGCCGTATGGCGCCTCTAGTCTAGAGTCTGCTGACCGTGTAACCCATGTGATGCGCAAAACAGAAAATGAAATGCGGGCATTACAGGTTTCAGGGTTCTATCGTGACATAGATTTGGGCGAGCCAGTCAATGTACTGGATGAAGTAGAGAAAAAGATTGCAGAAAAGCTAGGATTTAGAGCCAGCACAGATGACCGTTTCAAAGTTTTAGAGATGCACGTCAACCTAGACCTAGAAGGTTACGAACATACCGACAAAGAAGGGAATGCCACTGGAATCGCCCTACCTTATATCGTCACTATTGAAAAAGGCAGCAACACCGTCTTATCAATTCGCAGAAATTGGGAGCCAGATGATGAAAAACATCAAAAACTGCAACATTTCGTACACTATGGGTATATTCCCGGTTTTGGTTTTTACTGTTTTGGTCTTATCCATCTTATCGGTGCTTATGCTAAATCTGGTACTTCCCTTATCCGCCAACTTGTTGACGCAGGCTCCCTCGCAAATCTGCCGGGTGGCTTTAAGACCCGTGGCTTGCGTGTTAAAGGAGACGACACACCGATAGCACCGGGCGAATTCCGTGATGTGGACGTCCCATCTGGAGTGATGCGTGACAACATCATGCCACTCCCATACAAAGAGCCAAGCCAAGTATTGATGGCGTTGTTAAATCAAATCGTAGAAGAAGGACGCCGCTTTGCAAATACAGCAGACCTTCAAATTTCTGATATGTCTGCAGCCGCACCTGTCGGAACTACATTGGCTATCTTGGAACGCACACTTAAAGTAATGTCCGCAGTACAAGCTCGTATCCACTACAGCTTAAAACAAGAACTTAAGTTACTTAAAAAGATTATTGCCGACAACGCACCCGAAGAGTACGACTATGAGCCAGAAGAGGGCAGCCGTAAAGCCCGCAAGTCTGACTATCATAACGTAGACGTTATTCCAGTCTCAGACCCGAACGCCTCTACTATGGCGCAAAAGATTGTGCAGTATCAAGCGGTTATGCAGTTAGCTGCCCAGTCTCCAAACCTCTTTAATATGCCGCTTTTATACCGTCAGATGCTGGATGTATTAAGCATTAAGAACGCCCATAAGCTCATTCCGTTGCCTGAGGATATGAGACCAAAAGACCCTGTAACGGAAAATCAAGATATTTTGATGATGAAGCCCGCCAAGGCTTTCCAGTATCAAGACCATACCGCCCATATCACGGTGCATATGTCAGCCATGAAAGACCCTAAAATCATTCAGTTACTACAAGGTAACCCTATGGCACAAGCCTTACAGTCTGCAATGATGGCGCACATTAATGAACATCTTGGGTTCCAGTATCGTGTTGAGATTGAAAAACAACTGGGTATGTCTTTGCCAGCCCAACAAGACGAGTCTGGTGAAGATATCCATATGGACCCAGAAGTTGAAGCCCGCCTTGCACCTATGTTGGCACAAGCTTCCCAACGATTGCTCCAACAAAATCAAGCACAGGCTGCACAGCAACAAGCCCAGCAGCAAGCCCAAGACCCGTTGGTTCAAATGCAACAACAAGAGTTGCAAATCAAACAGGCAGAGCAACAACGCAAAGCCCAAAAAGACCAAACAGATGCCAATCTCAAGATGGAGCAAATTAAGGTCGAGCGCGCCCGTATAGCTGCACAAACAGCCATGGAAGCAGCCAAGTCACAGTCCCAAAAAGAATCTTCTGAAACAATCGAGAAAATGAAGATGGGTATTGATATGGTCAAACATATCTCTGAAAAAGGCAAAGCACATGAGTTACAGAACAAACAACTGTTAACTAATGTTGCACTGCAAAAAGATAGGCAAAACCATGAAGCAATGATTCAAGAGAAGGAACCAAATCAGAAAGGTGAATGATGGACGTATTTGAGGTTTTAGTCACAGAACTAGACAGCAAAGCATTACAACTTAAAGAATGGATGGCAGCAGGAAACGCACAGTCGTATGACAGCTATCAAAAAATTTGCGGAGAGATTCAAGGTCTTCTCTTTGCAAAGCAGTACGCCTTAGACCTTAAACACAGAATGGAACATTCCGACGATGAATGAGTTAAACCTTTCGCAAGCAGTAGATTTATCAGCAGTACTCGACAAGAGTCAAGAAGAAAAAGCCAGTCAACTACCAAAACCCCAAGGATATCGCATACTATGCGCCATTCCTGAGGCGGAAAAGGAATATGACAGCGGTATAGCCAAAGCAGACGTCACGCTTAAAAATGACGAAATTCTCACAACAGTCCTATTTGTAGTATCTCTAGGACCTGATTGTTACGCAGATAAAGAGCGTTTTCCCACCGGACCTTGGTGCAAGCAAGGGGATTTTATCCTTGTACGCCCCAACGCTGGAACGCGCCTAGTAATCCACGGCAGAGAATTCAGGCTCGTAAATGATGATAGCGTCGAGGCAATAGTGGATGACCCACGCGGTATTTCCCGCAAATTTATTTAAGGAGCCGACAATGGCTGAATTACAGCAAGAAAAATATCAGTTTCCTGATGAGATAGAGGCTACAAAAGCCAACATTGAATCACAAGTTCCTGATTTTGAAGTAGAAATTGAAGACGACACTCCTGAAGAGGACCGTGGTCGTATTCCAGCATCTCAAGAAACTGTTAAAAAAATTGAAATAGAAGTCAATGAATTAGACCAATACAGTGAAGATGCTAAGAAAAAAATCATTTCCATGAAACGTATTTGGAACGACGAGCGCCGTCGTGCTGAATCTGCAGAGCGGGAACGTGAAGCAGCGATTTCAGCAACCAAAAAGCTATTGGAAGAGAATAAGCGCATCAAACAAATGCTGACAACAGGTGAGCAAGAGTATGTAAGCGCAGTAAAGAATTCGTCAGAAATGCAACTTGAAATGGCAAAAAAAGCCTATAAAGAAGCATATGACATGGGTGATTCTGAGAAGTTAGCAGATGCTCAACAAGCTATGGTCAAAGCTAGTTTAAATCTTGATAAAGCAAACAATTTTAAGTTGCCTACTTTACAAGAAGAAAATTATGATGTAAAAATACAACATGACCCGGTAACACCACCGCCTGACGACAGAGTTATGGAGTGGCAAGCCGAAAATCCTTGGTTCGGACAGGACGAAGAGATGACCGCATCAGCGTTAGGGCTACACGAAAAGCTTAAACGTCAAGGCGTAAAAATTGGGTCTGAAGAGTATTACTCTGCGTTGGACAAAACAATGCGGAAACGTTTTCCAGAGAATTTTGAGGAAACGGAAATAGAAGCAGAGCCAAAGGACGAGCCTAAGGCGAAGCCAAAATCTATTGTTGCTCCGGCTACAAGGTCGACTGCCCCTAAAAAGGTAAAGCTAACTACTACACAAGTAGCATTAGCTAAAAAATTGGGTTTAAGCCCAGAGCAATATGTCCGTGAACTTTTAAAACTGGAGAAATAAAATGGCTACAAAAGCTACTAGAGAAGTAACAAATCGTGAATTTGATGAACGTCCAAAATCATGGGCGCCACCAGAATTACTACCAGAACCTGACAAAGAGTCTGGATTTGAGTACAGATGGATTCGAGTTTCAATGCTCAACCAAGCTGACCCACGCAATCTTTCATCAAAAATGAGAGAAGGTTGGGAACCAGTGATGGCGGAAGAGCAACCGAAGTATAGATTGTTAGCCAGTCGAGATGGTCAGTTTAAAGACAATATTGAGATTGGTGGTTTATTACTCTGCAAACGTCCGGAAGAGTTTGGTCAGCAACAGGCAGCTCATTACGCCAAGATGACTAAAGAACAGGCGGATGCGGTAGATAATAATTTAATGCGCCAGAGCGATGCTCGTATGCCTATCTTTAAAGAAGGTAAGTCTACGACTAGCAAAGGTACGAAAAATTAATTTTTAGGAGATTTAAATGGCATATCCAACCGTCCCCGGTCCTTATGGATTTAAGCCTGTAAATCTTATTGGTGGTCAAGTTTTCTCTGGTTCGACTCGTCAGATTCCTATCCAGTATAAC